GAGAACAACCCAAGACACAATGACCAAGCGGTAGAAGCCGTAAAAGAAAGCATCAAACAATGTGAGTACATAGCACCGATCATTGTAGATGAAGATATGGTGATACTCGCAGGGCATACACGGCACAAGGCACTAAAAGCACTAGGCAAAGCAGAAGCCGAAGTAATGATAGTGACAGGTCTGACAGATGAGCAGAAACGCAAGTACAGGTTGCTTGATAACAAGACAAATGAACTTGCAGAGTGGGATGTAGACCTGCTTGAGGTAGAACTTGATGACCTTGACTTTGATGGTTATGACTTTGGCTTTGATATTGAGCAGATAGAACCAGAACCAGAAGTGGCAGAAGATGATTATGAACCGCAAGATGTAGAAACAAGATGCAAACTTGGTGACTTGTGGCAACTTGGTGACCACAGGCTCATATGTGGTGACAGCACCGATGTAAATGTCATTGATAGGCTTATGGATGGGGCAAAGGCTGATATGGTGTTTACTGACCCACCCTATAATGTTGCTTTTAATGGCAGAAGTGGAAAGTTTGACGTCATTGAAAATGATGATATAAGCGAAGAAGATTTTAATGATTTAATAACCGCATCCTGCAATATTGTCCGTATGTTAGAGCCACAGGCTTACTATATTTGGTGTAATTGGAAGTTTTACGGTATTTTGCAAGAACAACTCGAATATAAAAGTTGCATTGTTTGGGCAAAGAATGTATTCGGAATGGGTAAAGGCTATCGACACCAACATGAATTTTGTTTATTCAATGGCACTATTGATGAGGGCATTAACAACGAGAGTGATTTATGGGAAATTGCAAAAGATACAAACTATGTACATCCAACGCAAAAACCCGTCGCCCTGTGCGCAAGAGCATTGAAAAACCATAAGGATGCAAATGTGGTTGTTGATTTGTTCGGCGGTAGTGGTAGCACACTAATAGCCTGTGAACAGTTAAACAGAAAATGCTATATGTGCGAGCTTGATGAACACTATTGCGATGTCATCATAGACAGATGGGAACAATTCACAGGCGAAAAGGCGGTGCTGATAAATGAATAGGTCAGAACTGCTTAACGAGATACGCAGAGTGGAAACGGCACTACAGAACACTACAAGCCACAAGTTAAGGCACGATTATGGCAAATACCTAAAGAGATTATACAAAGACCTGCATTACTATGACAGGAGTATGAAACAATGGCAAATGAGCAGAACTTGATACCTTTCACCGAGCGAAGTGAGAGTGAAGTAAGAAAACTGAATAGCAAGGGCGGTGTCAATTCTGGAGAAGCAAGACGCAGAAAAAGAGACATCAGATTGGCTCTTGAGGCTCTGCTTGAAAAGGATATATCTGACAAACACGGCAACACGATGTCCACGGCAGAAGCCATAGCATTGAAGCAGATAGAGAAAGCACTAAAAGGTGACACAAGAGCCTTTGAAGTGGTTAGAGACAGCGCAGGACAGAAACCGAATGACAGAATAGATATAACTGTCAATGATGACAGTGCAAAAGAGATGGATGAATATTTCGCAAGACATAGCAAAGGAACTGATAAGGAATGATCCTTATAAGGTGGGGCATTTCCTTGGCTTCAAAGACCTAACCGAACTGCATAATGAATGGCTGTTGGATTGGTTGTACGGCACAGAAGATGACACCACACAGGCACACAGAGGATCATACAAGACTACAGATCTTGCTTTGTTCATTGCACTCAATATGCTGATACACAGAAGCGAGAACATAATATTTCTGCGTAAGACGGATGTAGATGTAACCGAAGTCATAAGGCTTGTGGCGAGAATAATAAGGAGCGGTGCGTACATCAACCTGTGCCAGATCATATGGGGTTCTGCTCCTGTTGTATTAAGGGAAACTGCGAGCGAGTTACACACCAACCTATACAAGGGTAAAGGTGGGGCAAGTCAGTTGGTCGGCATGGGTGTCAATGGCTCGCTCACAGGCAAACACGCAGATGTGGTTATAACTGACGATATAGTCAATATCAAGGACAGAATATCAAAGGCAGAGCGAGACCACACCAAGCTGATATACATGGAATTACAGAATGTAAAGAATCGAGGTGGCAGGATCATAAACACCGGCACACCTTGGCACAAGGAAGATGCCTTTAGCTTGATGCCGAATATCAGCAGGTATGATTGCTACAGTACAGGCTTGATGACAAAGGAACAGATCGCCAAATTGCGTGATTCCATGTCACCGAGCCTTTTTTCTGCTAACTACGAACTGAAGCATATAGCTGATGAAAACGCACTCTTCACCAATGCACAGTTCACCAAGGAAGAACCTACTGACGGAATATGCCACATAGATGCAGGTTATGGCGGTGCTGATGCAAGTGCGTTTACTGTCATAGCTGATAAAGGCGGTTATTTTGTCATATACGGACGGAAATACCAAAAGCACATAGATGATTGTCTTGATGATATTCTCCGCTTAAAAGCCAAATATAGGGCAGGTACAACATGGTGCGAGAAGAACGCAGACAAGGGGTATTTAGCAAAAGAACTAAAGAGCCGTGGAGATGTCGCATACACCTATCACGAAAAGATGAACAAGCACATAAAGATAGTGACCTACCTCAAGGAGAATTGGGGCAAGGTCTTTTTCACAGAGGACACAGACCCAGAATACATAGCAGAGGTGCTTGATTATAACGAGAACGCACCGCACGATGATTGCCCAGATTCGTTAGCAAGCGCAATAAGACAGATGGGCAAGAAGCCTATGACATTAAACAGAGGGGTAAACATAGGGATATGATTTATAGGATATCGTACAACACAGAGATAACCGCAGAGTTGATAAGCACATACATCGCCAAGCACAAGGAATATGTGACCAAGTATGTAAAGCCACTTCAGAACGCATACCTCAACAAGTATGAGATATTCGATGCTGAAGCCAAGATGGACGGAAAGCCAGACAACAGGATAGCGGTGAATTACGCAAAGTACATCACAGACACCTTTAATGGATTCTTCTGCGGTATCCCTGTCAAGGTATCAGCAGATGATGAAGCTGTGAGCGAGTACATAAGAGACTTGAATGCCGAGAATGACGGAGACAACCTCAATGCCGAGGTATCCAAACACGCAGACATCTGCGGATCATCTTGGGAGATGTACTACAACAAAGAGGACGGAGAAACCGGCATCACCTATCTGACAGATGCGGAAGCCTTTATGTTTGTAGATGACAGCATCTTGGAAAGACCGATGTACTTTGTGCGGTACTACACAGATTCAGATGGCAATGAGTACGGCTCATATTCAGACAAGAGCATAGTAAGGCATTTCTACATCAAAGAGGGAGAGGTACACCTTGAAGATGATGAGCATACACACGGATTTGCTTATGTACCTGCTGTTGAGTACCTGTCAAATGATGACAGAATGGGCATTTTTGAGAGCGCACTACCTGCCATAAATGCGTACAACAAGGCATTGAGCGAAAAGGCTAATGATGTGGACTACTTTGCCGATGCCTATCTAAAGGTCATCGGTGCGAGTGTAGATGACAATGACACATTCCACATAAGGCGCACAAGGGTGGTCAACTTTGATGGCGATCTGTCAGAGGGCAACTTCCCTATTGTTGAATTCATGGAGAAGCCAAGTAGCGATGAGACACAGGAGCATCTGCTTGACAGGCTGAAAACTGACATCTTTGTGACCTCGATGGTAGCTAACATAAGTGATGAGAACTTCGGCACAGCATCTGGTATTGCATTGAGGTACAAACTTGAAGCCATGAGCAACCTCTTTTTAGCCAAGGCGAGAAGATTCACAAGTGCGATGCAGGAAAGATACAAGATCATATTCAGTTCACCTGTAGCACAGATGCACGGTGTACCTAAAGACGCATGGAAGTCAGTAGACATCAAGTTCACACCGAACTATCCTGCTAACCTCGAAGCTGAAGCGACAGTAGCTAAGAGCCTTGAGGGTATCGTAAGCAAGGAGACACAGCTAAAGGTACTGTCTGTGGTTGATGATGTGTCTGAAGAAGTCGAGAGAATGAACGCAGAGACACTACCGAGTGTAATAGACAATATGTATGGCAACATTACAGAAACTGTGGAATCAGAATAATAATCGGCTCTATTGGGAGAAGCGAGAGCAGAAGCAGAGAGAACTCTATATGCTCGAAGAAGCCGAGCAGGAGAAAGAACTTGAACGCATCTATCGTGATATGTACCAATGGGCAGAAACCGAAATAAATCGTTTTTACGGCAAGTATGCTGATGCAGAGGGCATTGATATCACCGAAGCCAAAAAGCGTGTCTCACAGGCAGATATTGAGGAATATGAGCGGTTAGCACAGAAGTATGTGAAAGACAAAGACTTCAGCGACAGAGCCAACCAAGAGATGCGCCTGTACAATGCCACCATGAAGATAAACCGCCTTGAGATGCTTAAAGCGAGGATAGGCTTACACCTTGTAGATGGCATCAATGACATAGACAAGTACTATGAGAAAGTTATCACAGACCGCACAAGGCAGGAGATAGAAAGACAGGCAGGTATCCTTGGTGAAACTGTTAGTGTAGCTGACACAACCAAGAGAGCCAAGGACATAGTCAACGCATCATTCTTCAATGCCACTTACTCCGAGCGGATATGGTCACACCAAGACAGGTTGAGATCAATGATATCTGTAGAGTTGCAAAAAGGTCTGATAGCCGGTATTGGTTCAAGGCAGATGGCAAGCAATATCCGCAAGGAATATGATGTGTCATTCAGAGATGCACACAGGCTGATGGTCACAGAGTTGAGAAGAGTGCAAACCGATGTGGCTATGGATTCCTACAAGGCAAGCGGTGTAAAGCGGTATGTGTACATGGCTGTGAATCCAAATGCCTGTCCTATATGCCGAGAGATTGATGGCAAGGACTTCCCTGTAGATGAAGCACAACCTGCTGTCAACGCACCACCAATGCACCCAAGATGTCATTGTACAACCGCACCTTATGTAGATGAAGATGAGTATAATATGTGGCTTGAATGGCTGAACAAGGGCGGTACTACATCTGATTGGAATACCATGAGCGATGCAGAAAAACGAGCGTGGTACAGGAACAAAGAAACTCCTCAAGGTCAAGCAAGCACAGATACATTCGCACCTGCAAAGACCATTGCAGAAGCAGAAGCCTATGCGAAGACATTCACAGATGGTGACAGGTTTGGTGCTTTGGGAGTCTCATACGATGGATTAACAGTAGAAGTAGCCAACATAGTCAACAAGACTGTGGGTGGTTTCTATAAGAAATACAACGTAGAAAAGTTTAGTGGCATACAAGCACCAAAGGGAAACACCAAGTTAGGTAAATTAGTAGCCAATGCAACGGCAGGTTATTCACCTGTACGGCATGGCTTTTTGCTTAATAGGAAATCTCTGAAAGATGCGAAGACCGCTGAAAAAGCATTGCGTGAAAACAATGAAGTAGTGCGCAAATTCTATGCAGATCCTAACAGATACGATAGGAGCAAATTGAGCAAGCGTGTTCTGGATGTACTTGAGAATTCCAAGCAGACCATGAGAGCAACTGTACCGCAAACAGTAGAAGAAGCATTATGGCATGAACTTGGACACGCACTTGAGAAGCCATTAAAAAAGGTCGGCAATTATGACAAGATAAAAAGCAGAATGCCAGACTATGCACCAAAGGTCAGTGGCTATGCTTGCGAGTCTGTATCAGAATACATTGCAGAATCATTCTGCTTGTATAACAGAGGGGAAACAAGCGCACTTGATCCGATGCTGATACAAGCCTTTAAGGAGTGTGAACGCTAATGGAAGATTGGATAATAGACAACTTTGAAATGATTGCAGAAGCGTTAGCAGAAGCAGAAATAACTGAATCAGATGAATAAGGGCGCACAAGCGTCCTTTTTTATTGTCCAAGCATTGAAGACATTAAAAGCTATGGGTAATTAGTGCAAGCCTTGAACACTTAAAAAGCTATGGGTGAGATTAACTTACATCTTTAAAGAAAGGAACACAACAATGGAAGAAACTAATGAGCAGGTAAAGACCGAAGAAACCAAG